TTATAATGGCAGAAGAAAAAAAGGGAGCAACTATCTTTGATTTTATCGGAGGATTAACAGATAAAAAGAAAGAATGGAATAAATGGTCTGAATCAGATCAAAAGAAATTTTCTGTTTATATTGTAAATAGATGGCTATCGATGCGTATGGAATTAACTGAATTAGTTAATGAATTACAAACATATACAATTGGATTATTGCGTCCGCAAGAAACATATCGTTTATATCACGAACTATTACCTAGTAATAAAGCATTTTCTAAATACATAAAAGGAAAATCAGAAGATAAGTATGATGCTTCATTAATATCACAAATTGCAGAACATTATCAAGTTAGTAAATCAGAAGCTTCTGATTATGTTGATTTAATGGATAAGACGCAATGTGAACGTATTTTAACAATGTATGGTTATAGCGAAGGCGAAAAGAAAAAACTATTGAAAGGAATCAAATGAGCATAAATACGCAATCACATTACAAAGGTAAGGATAGCCTTTATAAGTTTGCAGAAGAGTGGGGTTTGAATAGCTACGAATTTGACATCATTAAACGCATTGTAAGATGTCGTCACAAAGGTACATTTAAACAAGATTTAGAAAAAACAAAAGATTTAATTGACATTTATCTTCGTGAACAATTGGATTCTCAAAAATAATTTCTTATAATATAAAAAATATAAGAAATGGCAAATCATGTTTATTCATTATTAGAAGTAAAGTTTAAAACGGTAGATGATACTTCAAGATTCTTAGAGTGGATTGGATTAGAAACAAATTCAGAAAAATGGCCTGAGAATTCAACTTACTTAAGCCGAATGGAGGCTTGTTCAAATTGTTTCTTTGAAAGCCTTTATGATAGCACCGAAGATACAAGAGATTGGTGGCTTGAAAATGTTGGTGCTAAATGGTGTTATCTAGATGATGTTGACGCATCTGATGATACGGTTTATATATCCATAGTCAGTGCATGGGACTTTCCAGAAGGATTGTTTTTTAAATTAAGTGATTTTCTCAGAGAACAGTATCCAGGAGCTAAAGTTGAAGGTACCTTTGATGATGAAGGTTATTGTTTTATTGGAGCATGTGCATCTAATCAACAATTCAGAGACATTGAATATTTTCATCCAGATGAAGAGTTTTTTGAAGATTCAAACTACAAAGATGAAGATGGTTGTTGGACAGATGCTTTTTATAACGAGATGTCTAACAAGAAAGATGAGTTGTTAGATGAAGTTTTATCATTTACAGAACAAACTTATGAATAAAGGATTTCAAATAGTATTGATTATTGCAGTATTCATAACACTAACAACGTTGCTAGGTGAATATGTTATAAGCAGAGAAGTAAACGGTTATATCCAATATGCCGCAGTTGGAGTATGGCTTTATGTAAATTGGCGGCTAAGTAAAATTTTATTTAAATTAATTAATTTATGATTTCAGGAATTATTTTTACAATCGGGTTGTTATTTGCAGCCATGGCTTTTATTGCCGGCGAAAAAACCAAAGTAACAAAGGATCGTTGGGGTGACGATCGAGAAACAGTAAACACTTCACTAATGGTTAAAGTTGGAACTATTATAGCATTATCTATCGTTGTCGCAATTATCCAACCATTCTCACTTGAACGAGTAGATGCAGGCCATGTTGGTATCAAAGTTAAACTAACAGGTAATTCCCGGGGTGTTTCAAATTATGAATATAAAACAGGTTGGGTATTGTATAATAGTTGGATTGAACAAATGTTAGAGTTCCCAACATTCCAGCAACATATTGAGTATGATGATCAAATAATCATTACTAAGGGAGGATTCTCAGCAACAATTAAACCAAGCTTCAACTACAGCTTGAAACCAACTGCAATCGGTGATATGTTTGCTAATTTGCGTGTAGGCGTTAAAGAAGTAGAACAAGGTTGGCTTAAGAATGCAATTATTGGTGCAGTTAATGATGTATCTAATACTTGGGAAGTAGATAGTATCTTTACACACCGTGCGCAATTTGAAGCTAGTATTGTAACAGAATGTAATAAGCGATTAGTTAAGTGGTTTAATGTATCACAACTAAGAACAAATATTACTCCCCCAGAATCACTTCAAGAAGCTATTGTTGCTAAGACTAAATCAATTCAGCAAGCACAAGCAGAAGAACAACGAGCTTTGGCTGCAATTTCAACAAAGCGTCGTAAGATTGCAGAAGCTCAAGCAGATTCAGCTGAAATGATTATTAATGCACAAGCAACAGCAAAAGCAATGCGTTTGAAACAAGAGCAATTGACTCCATTATATGTAGAATACACAAAGGCTACAAAATGGGATGGCAAGTTACCAAGCACAATGACAGGTGGTTCCGGAACCTTTTTGAATATTAAAAATTAATTAATATGAAATTAGTAGCATTCGTTTTAATTGCATTACTATTGAATAGTTGCGATGCTGATAAAAAATATAGAATCCGTACACCGGATAAAGTTTATCATACCGATTATTTGACACACGCTGGCCCTTCATGTATTACATTTGATGTATCATGCGGTTGTGGCGACTCGGACAAAAAAACTCGCGTTACAGTGTGTGGCAGTTATTCAATTGAAACTATTGAATAATCATATTAAATATTAAAGGAAGCTCGGCAGAAATGTCGAGCTTTTTTTGTGTTCTTGAATTATTTTTCTTATATTATAAGTATGAAACAAGGACAATATATTGCACCAATATACCGTTTATCACTTCGTGATCCTGAAACGGTTCCAAGAAAGATATCTTATTCACAATGGTCTATGTATGAGCGTTGTCCATTATCGTGGAAACTTGCTTATATTGATGGATTAGCTCCATTTCAAGCATCAATTGATACTGCATTTGGTACAGCATTTCACGAAACATTTCAACATTTCTTAACGGTAATGTATACCGAATCAGTTAAGAAAGCAGAAAATTTAGATTTTCGTAGCATATTGCAAAACAAGCTTCGCGAAGAATATGTACGATGTGTTACAGATATGGGTGGAGAACATTTTTCAAATCCATTACAATTAGCAGAATATTTAGAAGATGGCGTTGCAATATTAGAATGGTTCAAGAAACGTCGCTCAGCATATTTTTCTAGCAAAGGTTGGGAACTAGTTGGAATTGAATTAGATTTATGCGTTCAAGCATCAGATTCAAATCCTTCAGTATATTGGTATGGATTCATTGATGTTATTATGCGTCATGTTCCAACTAATAGAATTGTGTTATATGATATCAAGACATCACGCCAAGGTTGGAATAAACATCAAAAAGCAGATAGCTTAAAGGCAGCACAATTAGTTGCATACAAGAATTATTTTTCTAAACAGTTCAATGTACCTAAAGAAAATATTGATGTTGAATTCTTTATTGTGAAACGCAAAATGATTGAGGATTCAATGTTTCCGCAAAAGCGTATTCAAAACTTTAGACCCTCATCGGGCACAGTAACACAAAAGAAAGTACAGCGTCAAATTGATACATTTGTTGAACATTGTTTTGATCAAGAAGGCAATAAGAATGCTGAAGCAAAATATCTAGCAATATCTGGTAAAGGTGATAAGAATTGTAAGTATTGTCCTTTTAAAACAGATTATGTAAATTGTCCTAAAGAAAATAGGATTCGAGAATAAATTTTTATATAATATATTATGGCTCATCATAAACACATATATGTATATCAATTTCAAATGCGCAATCATCCTACTTGGCCTGGTGTGCATTTTACTGATGTAGAATATACTTTATGCACTAATGAAGATGGGCCTAATAGCAAAGCTAATAGAAAATTATTAGAAGAAGCTCTTCGAATTGTTTATGGACATATGCCTAAAGGCGTTAAATTCTTATATGAAAAGAAATGAAACGAGTAGCAGTAATAGGAAATACAAATTGGCAAAATAAGCGTAAAGTTCAAGAAACTTTGCGTAATTTAAAACAACGTTTCGGCGATGATGTTATCGTATTAGGTGCTGGAGGAACTGAAGGCGCTAATAGTATGGTAAGAAAATTTGCTTTAGAATTTGGGATGCAATATGAAGAATATAATCCATCATTTTCAGGTTACAATGTACACTCTGCAATGCCTGAGTCTTATTATGGAAAATCTTATCATTTTAGTCAGCTTCACCATCGAATGAAACTAATTGCAGAACGTTGTGATTATATGATTATCATGACCAACGAAACACAATTAGATCCAGTGCTTAAAACAGCATACACAAATACCAAAAAATTAGAAAAACCGGTGGTTATACTAGGTTAAAACATATTTATAATAAAGTTATATCAAAAGGAAAAGTTACGAATGGAATTACCAAAATTACAAAAAATCGATCCTAACAAACCTAAGAAAAAGAAGATTCTGTTATTAGCAGATGATTTTCGTTTGCCATCAGGTATTGGTACTGTTAGTAAAGAAATTATTTACAATACAGTCAAAAAATATGATTGGGTTCAATTAGGTGCAGCACTTCAGCATCCAGAACATGGTCAAGGCGTAGATGTATCACAAGTAGTTGCAAATGAAACAGGTGTAGAAGATGCATCAGTAAAATTAATTCCATGGTCGGGGTATGGAGATAGAAATGTATTGTTTGCATTGATTAATCAAGAGCAACCAGATGCAATTTTTCATTTTACGGATCCTAGATATTGGACATGGTTATATGCATTAGAACATGAAATCAAAACAACATATGGTATTCCGTTAGTTTATTATTCAATATGGGATGATTTACCTTATCCAATGTGGAACGCACCGTTTTATGGTAGTTGCGACTTAATTATGGGAATTAGTAAGCAATCTGATAATATTCACAGAGAAGTGCTTAAACAGAACGGATTTGGTGTTGTAGATTATGACGCGTCAGACTCCGTACCAACGAATTTAAAATGGAATGATGTAGTTACAGGATTTGTACCCCATGGGCTTAATCATAATAAATTCAAACCTTTAGATTCTAATGATGATGCATATAAAAAGATGTATGATCAATTTAAAAAACAAAATGGTATTGAATTCATGGTATTTTGGAATAATAGAAATATCAGAAGAAAACAACCAGGTGATCTTATTTTAGCATTTAAAACATTTGTCGATTCATTGCCAGAAGAATCTCGTTCAAAAGTTGGTTTAGTAATGCATACTCAACCTGTAGATGAAAATGGAACAGATCTGTTAGCAATACGAGATACATTAGCTCCGGATTGTAAAATAATCTTTTCAGAACAAAAATTAACACCTGAAGATCTTAATGCATTGTATAATGTAGCTGATGTAGTTGTTAATATTGGTTCAAATGAAGGTTGGGGACTTAGCTCAACAGAAGCAATTTTATCAGGAACTCCTATTATTAACAATGTAACGGGTGGTTTACAAGATCAATGCGGTTTTGAAGATGAAGAAGGCAATTGGATTCGTTTTGATGGCGAATTTGCAACAAATCATACGGGTAAATATAAAAAACATGGATCTTGGGTAAAACCAGTATTTCCATCGAATAGATCTTTACAAGGCTCACCGCAAACGCCATATATCTTTGATGATAGAGTTCGTTATGAAGATGTAGCTGATGCAATTCGTTATTGGTATGAGATTCCATTATATCGAAGAAGTGAAATGGCAGAAGCTGGCAGAGAATGGGCTTTGAAAAATGGATTAACTGCAGAACAAATGGGTAATAAAATGATTGAACTGATTAATTACTTATTTAATGTTACTAAAGATGCTCGACCATCATATACATTTGCAGCATTTGAAGATAAAAAATACGAAAAAACAGGAATTGTACAATAATGAGAAAAGTAGTTATAGCATCGCCAGTAGCGACACAATCAGGTTATGGTCATCATGCTCGTGAAGTAATTTCACAATTAATTGAGCAACGAGGAAATGAATGGGATATTAAATTGGTTTCATTACCATGGGGTCATACTCCATTTACGTATCCAATGTCAGATGATATCAAATCTAGAATTATTCCATTACCATTAACCTCACAGCCAGATCTTTGGATACAAATTACAGTTCCAACTGAATTCCAACCTGTAGGTAAAATTAACATTGGAGTAACTGCAGGAACTGAAGGGGATATTTGTCCGCCAGAATGGATTGATCGTTTAAATTCAATGCAAATGGTTATTGTTCCTACAGAATTTACGAAACAAGTATTTGAAACAACGGCAAAACAATCTAACAAAGAAATAACTACTCATATATATGTTATACCAGAATACTTCGACGAAACGGTATATACGAGTAAATATGAATCTTTACTTCCAGAATTAGATGCAATTACAGAATCATTTGCATATTTAACAGTCGGCCATTGGTTGCAAGGCGGAATGAGCGAAGATAGAAACAATATTAGCGGAACTGTATTTTCATTCTTTGAAGCATTTAAAAACCAAAAAGATCAGCCAGCTCTAATATTAAAAACAAGTGGCGCCACTTATTCTGTCACTGATCGAATGGATATTGAACGAAGACTTCAACAAATTAAGAATCTTTTCAAAAAGACAGATCGTTTACCTAAAGTTTATTTATTACATGGCGACTTAACTGATCAACAAATGAATTCATTGTATATGCATCCAAAAGTTAAAGCAATGTATTCATTAACAAAAGCAGAAGGATTTGGTCGTCCATTATTAGAGTTTTCAACAACCAGTAAACCAATTATTGCACCGCATTATTCAGGTCAAGCAGATTTTCTTAAAAAAGATTTTATTTGTGAAGTACAAGGAACATTGACTCCGATTCATGCATCGTCTCAAAATGAATTTTTAATTAATGGCGCAAAATGGTTTAGTCCAAATTATGGTCATGCAATTAATTGTCTTAAGGATGTACGAAAAGAATATAAGAAGTGGGCAGAATTGGCAAAACGACAAAAATTCTTTGCAAAAACAAATTTCAATAAATCAGCTGTTGCAAAAATTTATGAAACGACATTATTGAATGTTGATACAATGTTAGATGCGATTCCAAAACCAATGGAATTAAAATTACCAAAACTTCAGAAAGTATAATATGAAAATAAGTTATGCTATTACAGTATGCAATGAGTTTCTTGAAATACAGAGACTTATTACGTTTTTATTAGAAAACAAAAGGCCGCAAGATGAAATAGTAGTTTTAGTTGATATGACTAAAAATGAACCAACATCTGAGTTATTAGGATATTTACATAGATTAAGTAGTAATAATTATATCCTGTTATCTGAACAAGAATTTAAGGGTCATTTTGCTGATTGGAAAAATTACTTAACTAGTATATGTAACGGTAATTGGATTTTTCAAATCGATGCTGACGAAATCCCGCATATTAATCTATTAGAAAATTTACCAGCATTGCTACAAGAAAATCATATGGTTGATATGATTCGAGTACCGCGAGTAAATACTGTCGAGGGCCTAACAGAAGAACATATTAAAAAATGGGGTTGGAATGTAAATGAACGTGGTTGGGTAAATTGGGCAGATTGGCAAATGCGTATTTATAAGAATACTCCTGAAATTAAATGGATAAATAAAGTTCATGAAGTTTTAAATGGATATAAACATCATGGAATGCTTCCTGCAGAAGAAGAATGGGCTTTATATCATCCTAAAACAATAGATAAACAAGAAAAACAAAACGATTATTACGAGACATTATGATACATACAATTCAACATTTAGAAAATACATATCCTGCATTTCAAGCTCAAGGCAATGCAGCACAATTTGCAATACCTTTTGCAAAGCACGTTTGCATAGGTACTGGTGTAGATGTAGGTTGCAATAGAGAAGAATGGAAATTTCCAGGTGCATTTGCGGTAGATCCTGCAATTAATGAATTTGATGCATTAAATTTTCCATATTCTGATTTAGATTATATTTTTAGCTCACATTGTTTAGAGCATTTAACTAATTGGGTTGATGTTTTAGATTATTGGACTTCAAAATTAAAATCCGGCGGCGTATTATTTTTGTATTTACCTGATTATTCACAATCATATTGGAGACCGTGGCATAACAGAAAACATGTTAATATTTTTTCTAGTAATATTATTGTAGATTATATGAATGATAATGGATATACTAATATATTTGCAAGTGGGATTGATTTAAATAATGCATTTATGGTAATGGGTGAGAAAAAATGAAAATAGCCGTTTGTTACTTTGGTCAACCAAGATTATGCGAACATGGTTTAATAACTAAAGATTGGTTTGTCCAATCGACTGATATTGAACTACATAATTTTTTTCATTTATGGCAGCCATCCAATCAATATGATTTAACTAATAGTATATCTAGATTCAGATCTCAAAGTAACAATGGATATGATTTAAATATGTTACTTTCTATATATCAACCAACTGCTTTTATATTTGAATTGCAAAAAGATTTTGATGTAAGTGAATTTAAATTAAAAGATATTGGACAATTAGTATATCCAAGTCGTGTTATAAGTATGTTATATAGTATTAATAAAACTATTGAATTGGTTAATAATTCTAATTTTGATATACTAATATTAAAACGAACGGATCTTAAATTACAAAATAAAATTGATTTAGATTCAATTGATTTAAACAAATTAAATATGCCAAGTTGGCGAGGTAGCGTAATGCCAAATTCTGCATATACATCGAATCCGGTATATGTCGATTTTATTGCAATTGGTAAATTAGATATATTACAGTCATACGCATCATTATATAAAAAATTACAAGAATTTTCAGATGAAAAATGCTGGGTACCTGAGTACTTATTTGCAGATCATATCGTTAATGAAAATTTAAAAGTAAATGAAATTAATTTAGGCGAACTTTATACAAATTATTTATGATAACATTATACACCGGTGGCACTTTTGATTTATTTCATGATGGCCATGTAAATTTACTTAAGCGATGTAAACTTTTAGCAGATAAAGTTGTAGTATCATTAAATTCAGATGATTTTATTTTTAATTATAAAAAATCATATCCTATAATGAATTATGAACAACGAAAAACAATATTAGAGTCATGTATATATGTAGATTTAGTTATACCTAATATAAATGGTGCTAATTCTAAAACTAGTATATTAGAAATTAATCCGGATATTATAGCAATTGGTTCAGATTGGGCATATAAAGATTATTACAAACAAATGGGTTTTGATCAGCAATGGCTAGACGATCATGATATTATGCTATTGTATATTCCGTATACTAACACAATATCTAGTACTAAAATCAAAGATAAAATTAACAAATGATTACGGTTAAACATTCTGGTAATATTGGTGATATTATATATGGATTGCCAACTGTTATGCATTTAAGTAAAATGCAAAACGATAAAATTAAATTTTATTTGAATCCAATTGATAATCGAATGACATTGGAATTAGCTAATGTTTTAAAACCTTTATTAGAACATCAGACATATATAGATTCAGTTGAAATATATGGCGGGCAACATATTGATTATGATTTAGATTTATTTAGAACAATACATGTACCATCAGGCAATTTAGGGGAATTACATGCTAAATTATTTGATTATGATTTTTCAATATTAAAAGAACAATCTATTTTCGTTGATGATTCATATAATGCAAATTTACCAATATATGATATTATTATTAATCGTACCGATCGTTATAATAATCCAGCATTTCCATGGATAGATATATTAAATGAATATTCTGGATATACAAAATGTTTTATAGGAACAACTTCAGAATATGAAAAATTTATACAAACATATAATTTAACAAATATTGATTATATAGAAACAGAAAATTTTTTGCAAGTTGCCTGGCTAATTAAAAATTCTAAAATTTTTATAGGCAATTGTAGTTCTCCATATGCTGTTGCTGAAACAATGAAACATCATTCAATTCAAGAATCTTGCACTTGGTGTTTATCATGTTTATATGAAAGACCAAATGCATATTATTATACAGATCAACTTATACAACTATGAAAAACAATATATCACTACTTGTAGGATTAAAAAATAATTTAGACTACAATAAACATTTTTATGAAACTACTAGAGAATTATATCCAGACGTAGAAATATGTTTTGTTAGTTATGCATCAACTGATGGAACTAATGAATGGTTAGACACATTAGCTGATAATAATTTAAATTATTTTTATTCAACTGAAACAAAAACATTTTCTGATACATTTAATAAAGCTGCAGAGATAGCTACAAAAGATTATGTAGCATATCTTCATAATGATATTGTATTAGCTCCAGGATTTTTAGAAAATTTAGAGAAACATGTATCAGATAACAATGTGGTTGCGTATACCACAATAGAACCGCCTATATTCGCAGATCATGAACGTCCTGGTAAAATTATTCATGATTTGGGTGACTCGTTAGAGACGTTCGATAAAGATGCTTTATATGAATTTGTAAAACATGAACAAATTAAATATTCAGACAAAACCGAACCGGGGATTACGTTTGTTATGTGTATGCCTAGAGTTAAGCTATGAGAATTAGGC